GGAGCTGAATTTGAAGTAGGTATTGGTACTGTTACTGATGCAACTCCTGACACACTTTCACGTACAACTATTCTTTCTAGTTCTAATAGTAATAATGCTGTTAACTTTTCTGCAGGCAATAAAAATGTATTCTGTACACAACCTGCTAGTAAAGCAGTGTTTGAGGATGCAAGTGGTAACGTAACAATTGCCGGCACAGTTGATGGTATTGACATACAAACTAGAGATGGGGTTTTAACTTCTACAACTACTACTGCTAACGCCGCTTTAGCTAGAACTGGCGGAACTATGACTGGTGACACCTTACATGGTGACAATGTTAAAGCCAAGTTTGGAACAGGAAATGATTTAGAAATTTTTCATGACGGCTCTAACTCTATTATTAAAGATGCTGGTACTGGTAACTTACAAATTAATGCAGCTTCTTTTGTAGTAAATAATGCTGCTAATAGCGCTAATATAATTGTTGGAGAGGATGGTGGCTCAATTGAGCTATATGAAAATGGCTCTAAAAAATTCGAAACTACTAGCACAGGAACAGATACGACCGGAAACATAGTCGTATCAGGTACAGTAGACGGTAGAGATGTTGCAACTGATGGAACTAAGTTAGATACAGTGGCAACAAACGCAACAGCAAACCCAAATGCCATTGACAGTCTTGTAGAGGACACAAGCCCACAACTTGGTGGTGCATTAGATGTAAATGGTCATTCAATTAGTTTTGGTGATAATGAAAAAGCTAGATTTGGAAATGCTGATGATTTAGAAATTTATCACGATGGTAGTAATTCAATTATTTCTGATACTGGTACTGGAAGTATAAAATTAATGTCAGGTGCAGCTTTTTATGTAAGAACACCTGCTGATGCTTCAATGATAGAAGCACAAAATGGTGGTGCTGTTCAACTCTATCACAACAACGTCAAGAAATTTGAAACAACTTCTACTGGTGTTCAAGTCACAGGTACAGTAACTGCTGATGGATTAACTGTTGATGATATAACTATTGATGGTTCTACTATTTCAGATAGTGGTGATTTAACATTAGATATTGGTGGTGATATTATTCTTGACGCTGGTGGTAATGAAATAAAGTTAAAAGATTCTGGAACACAAGTTGGTTTTATAAGTATGGCTTCTGAACACCTTACTTTAAAATCAGAAATATCAAATAAAGATATGATATTTAAAGGCAATGATGGTGGGTCTGAAATCACAGCACTAACCCTTGATATGTCTGATGCTGGTACAGCTATATTTAACCATGATGTTCAACTTGCAGATAATAGCAAGGCTACTTTTGGTAACGGTTCAGATTTACAAATTTACCACAATGGTAGTGATAGTTACATAGATGACAATGGCACAGGTGATTTTGATATTAGGTCTAATGGAAGTAAAATTTCATTAAAAAGAATATCTGATGGACACGAAGGACTTAGATATACATTAGGTGGTTCTTTATTATTAAAATATGACAATAATAATCGTTTAGAAACTTCTAATGCTGGAGTAGATGTAACAGGTGGAATTACAGTTACTGGTACAGTAGATGGTGTCGACATCGCTGCAAGAGATGCAGTACTAACTTCAACAACTACTACTGCTAATGCTGCTTTACCTAAGGCAGGCGGTACTATTACTGGTGACCTTACTTTAACTGGTGCATCTCATAATGTTCTTTGGGATAATTCAAATAATTCTTTAGATTTTGCAGATTCAGCTCAATTAAGATTTGGTGCAAGTGCAGATTTAAAAATATTTCATGACGGTTCAAACTCACAGATTGTTGACAGTGGTACTGGTAATTTAAAAATTGCAGCGGCTGATTTACAACTTATGAACGCAGCTGGTTCTGAACTAATGATTCAAGGGATACAAGATGGTGCTGTAACTCTTTATCATGATAATTCTGCAAAACTTGCAACAACTTCTACTGGTATATCTGTAACAGGTACAGGTACATTTACCACTTCTGATAACACAGCTCAACTTACCTTAACATCTACTGACACAGATGCTAATTCTGGTCCAAGATTAGATTTTATTCGTAATCCTGGAGAAGCTGGAGCAGATGCTGATTTTTTATCAGCTATTCTTCACCGTGGTTATAATGATGCTACAGAGTTAACTACTTTTGCTGAAATGAATGTTCAAATAGTCGATGCTTCAAATGGTAGTGAAGATGGCAGATTTTATATTAATACAATGGTTGCTGGTACTGCTGCAACTAGTAGAATGGAATTGACTCCAACTGAAACTGTATTCAATGAAGGCTCAGCAGATCTAGACTTTAGAGTAGAATCTAATGATAACGCTAATCAAATATTTGTAGATGGTGGTAATAATCATGTAAACATTGGTACTGCTACTGATTTAGGTGGTACTTTTAATGTGGCTGGAAAAATTGTAAGTGTAACTTCTGATACCTCAGATAATCTTGAGTTACAATCAACAGAACCAGGATCTAATATTGCTCCAAATTTATTATTTAATAGAAATTCAAATAGCCCAGCAAACAATGACTTTTTAGGAGCTATGGATTTTCAAGGTAATAATAATGCGGGTGAAGCTCACAACTATATAAGAATTTTATCAAGAATATTAGATGTTGCTGATGGTGCTGAAAAAGCTGACCTTGTTATTAAAGATGCTACTGGCAATAACATAGTTAATATGGCACACACTGAAGTTGTTTATAATGATGATAGTGTAGACCGAGACTTCCGAGTAGAATCTAATGCTAATGCTAATATGATTTTTGTTGATGCTGGTAATGATCATGTCAACATAGGTACAGCTTCTGATTTAGGTGGTGTATTAAATGTTAATGGCACCATAGCAGGTGATGTTGTATCAGCACACACGGCAGAAACAAGTATTGCAAGTTCTGATCTTATTGCAGTTTACGATACATCAGCAGGCGCAATTAGAAAAGCAACTATTGCTAACGCAGCTCTAGCTGGACCGACAGGACCGACAGGACCGACAGGACCGAGCGGTGGCACTGGACCAACCGGACCAAGCGGACCAAGTGGTGGCACTGGACCGACAGGACCCGATGGACCTCCAGGACCAAGTGGTGGAACCGGACCTACCGGACCTACCGGACCAAGTGGTGGAACAGGCCCTACCGGACCAACCGGACCAACCGGTGGCTTTAGTACAAACTCAAATGCACAAGTAAATAGTTTAGGTGTGGGTACAGCAGGATCAGGAACCACGGGAGAAATCCGAGCGACCAATAATATCACAGCGTATTATTCAGATGAGCGTTTAAAAAATATTTATGGTTCAATTGACACTGCTTTAGACAAAGTAAAAAAACTAAGAGGTGTTTATTTTAAAGAAAATGATCTAGCTAAATCTTTAGGTTATGACAACGACCGTAGACAAGTAGGAGTAATAGCTCAAGAAGTAGAACGAGTTTTACCTGAAGCAGTAACTGGTGCACCTATTGGTGAACCCTATATTACTGTATGGTATGAAAAACTTGTACCTCTTTTAATAGAGGCTATCAAGGAACTAGAGCTTCGAGTAAAAGACTTAGAGGATAACTAATGACTTTCGGTATAGCACCTTTTGCTACCGCACCTTTTTCTGCAGGAACTGTTGCGGGAGACGATGCTACTATTACTTTAACAGGTGCTTCATTAAATCTTACTCTTAGCAATTCTTATACAATACAAAAAACTCACTTTGTAAGTGGGTTTAATTTAACTTCAGATACAGGAACACTAACACCTAAGATTGCACCAACTATAGCAAGTAATGCTGTAACTTCAGCAGTAGGTTCAATTGTTCCATCAGCAGGACACGGTATTGCAGTAACAGGTAATGCTGTAACTTCAGCAGTAGGTTCAGTAACACCTAAACTAGAACTAGCTACAACAGGTAATGCTGTAACTTCAGCGGTAGGTACAACAACTTTATCAGCAGGCAACACTACTACTGTTACAGGTAACGCTATAACTTCGGCGGTAGGTACAACAGCTATTAGTTCTGGAATAACAATTGCATTAACAGGTAACGCTATTACCTCAACCTTAGGAACAGTTACCACTACAGGAAACGCACTTGTTACATTAACAGGAAATAGTTCTACTATTACTTTAGGAACAGTATCAACATCTGCTGATGCCAATGTTGCTGTTACAGGAACTTCGTCTACTTTATCTACAAATAATATATCTTTAGTTGGTAATGCGAATATTGCTATTACAGGAAATAGTTCTACTGTAACTCTAGGTGCACTTGCTACAAAAATTATTAAAACTCTTGCAGGTAATTCTCTTACTTCTGCAGTCGGTACAGTAGTTCCAGCAACAGGTCACACTATCGCTGTTACAGGAACTTCTTCTACTTTATCTGTTGGCACAGTTGCCTTAAAACTTGCTCCAACTATTGCAAGTAATTCTATTACACCTGCAGTTGGCACAGTTATACCTTTAACCAGTTCTACTGTTGCTGTATCCGGAGTAAGCGCAAGTTTATCTCTAAATAGTATAACTCCAAAACTTGTTCCAATCATTACAGGGCAGAGTTTAACTACAAGTGTAAATAGTGTTAATCTTGTTCTTTCTCCTGTAGTACCTCTTACAGGTGAGCTTATACCTGTGATAGTAAATCCATTATCTGTCTTTACATGGAGTGCCGTTGATGATACAACTATTGGTAGTTCGTGGACCGACGTTTCAACAACAGGAAGCGGAGGGTCTAGTTGGACCGACGTTTCAACAACAGGAGCTGGGACAATAAACCCAGAACAAAAGGTAGCATAATATGGCATCAACATATTCAAGTAGATTAAGAACAGAACTTATTGGATCAGGAGAACAAGCAAACTCTTGGGGAGATACTACTAACAATAACTTTACTAATATTTTTGACGAAGCAATTTCAGCAGTTTATGATAAAAGTTTAGCGTCAGCAGGTGGTACTTATACTTTAGCTTCGGCGCAAGGTCCGGTAACACAAGCTAATAATGAAGTTAGACAAGCAGCGATTAGATTTCATAGTTTTACTACAGCAAAAATTATTCAACAACCATTAGTAAATGGTGCGCAATATGATAGAATTTATATTGTTATTAATGATGGCACCGGCTCAGGTACTATACAGTTCAAACTAGAAGGTGGTAATTCGTCCGAGATTATTGCGCCAGGTGGTAAAGCTATCTTAGCAACTAACGGTGTTAATTGGTTTACTATAAATTCTGGTGGTAGTTCATCAAGTTGGCGAACAATCACTGCAGCGACGGATAATGTGTTTAGTGGTGAAAAATTATTTGTTAATACTTCATCTAATGCAATAACTTTAACTTTACCAGCAGCACCAGCAACCGGTGATCAAATTTCTTTTTTAGATATTGCAGATAATTTTGATACCAATGCACTAACTTTAAATCCAAACAGTTTAAAAGTTTTTGGAGCAACTGCAAATGGAACAGTTTCAACCGAAGGTGCCGGCTTTACTTTAGTATATACAGGAGCAACCTACGGCTGGAAAATAACGGAGAAGTAATATGGCAACATATGAATCAAGACGTTATAATACTCCGGTACCTGACGTAACTAAAGTTGCAGATGGTTCAGTAAACAATACTGAGTTTGAACACTTAGACGGAGTTACCTCAGATATACAAACTCAACTTACTAGTAAACTTCCATTAGCCGGTGGCACCCTAACGGGTAATTTATCTCTTGGAGATAGTGATAATTTAAATCTTGGAGATAGTAATGATTTAACTTTAACACATGATGGTAGCAACAGTACTATACAAAATACTACCGGTGTTTTAAAAGTACGTGCAGATACAGTACAGTTTAAAAACTCAGCGGATAACGCAACTTTTTTTACTATGAATAGTGCTACCCAACAATATAAAGCAACAGTATCAACTTCCGATCCTTCCGGTGGTAGCAATGGGGATGTTTGGTATAAGTATTCGTAATGCCTACTTATGTAAACGACAACGGTACATGGCGAGAGATTAATGAATCTTTATCAGTTCATGATGGTGGTAGTTATCGAGAAATAGATGAAGCTTATGTAAATGACAACGGCACGTGGCGTTTAATATACGAAGGTGTTGCAGCTTATTCAGGTATTATTTCTACTGCTAATTCAGATAATTCAAACCCTACCGATCCTTTACTTGGTTTCTCTAGATCTCTACTAAATCTTATGCCTTTTGGAGTAATACGTGGTGACGATGCACAGCTTGCCCGTATAACTAATGGGTCTTTTAATGTTGGTTCAGGGCGTCAAAAATGGAGTGAAAACGCTGGTACTTGGACTTATGGTGGATCTTTTACACAATTTAATCCACGACTTTATACAGGTGAGAATAATACTCAAACAGTTTACCAAACAGATAGTATGACTGCCAGCGCGGGTACAGTTAATTATTTAACTTGGACTGATGCGCTTACTAATCAATCTATTACCTGGCAGCATGCTTATAATGCTCAAATATTTACCATCAGCAGTCCAATTGCGTATTCCTATAGAGAATTAACTCAAGACGTAGCTGGTGGATCAGCTAATAATAAAACAGATATGATTGTAGCTAATGTTGTGGCATATAATAAGACTAATGGTGATGCTTATGATATGGCTGATCTGCAAGTTAATCTTCGTAGTGGTCAACAAGAACAAGATGCCAATATAGGTTCACAATTGAGACAAGTGTCAGGTTCACCTGCTCCGACTACGGGAAACGAAAACGGCACTGCCGGCGATCGATTTAGAAGTTTAATGCAACCTGCTAGATCTAAGTATAATACTGCTGCAACCCCGCCTTTTATTCAGCCAAATGATCTTGTTGGTGAGGGTTATTGGTCACAACATTTTAGTGTCGGATTATCATCTCCAACAAACATAACTGGTGTAACCTTTGAGGCATATGGTATGCCGCGTTGGAAAGATATTAATGGTGTTATTAGAACAGCAGAATCAATTAATTGGCGAAAAGCTAATAGTAATGTAGATATGAATATGATGGCGGATAGTAGTGGATCTAATAATTCCAATAGAGCAACCTCCTTTTCTCGTGTTACTTTTAAAAATTTATCTACAGGAAATACCTATACATTTAAGGCTGGAGATAGTAATGTATCAATATCAACAACGGAAGACATATTTGGGACATATTTAGTAAGATTTACTTTCCCAGGACAAGTTAGAAATTATTTAGGTGACCAGTATACTGATATTGAGTTTAAAGTTTACATATAGGATAAATTATGGCTACATACGAATCAAAAAGATATAACACACCAGTACCTGATGCAGCTAAAATTGCTGATGGTTCGGTTAACAATACTGAGTTTGAACATCTTGATGGTGTTACGTCAGATATTCAAACACAAATCAATAGCAAATTAAACACAACTGGCGGTACTATAACAGGCAATGTAACTATCACTGACAATGATCATCTTTACATTGGAGACGGTCAAGATATTGATATACTTTCAGACGGTTCGACCGGTTTTATAAAAGGTAATGATTTAAGATTGCAATCATCTACGGGTGAAAACTACATAACCACTGCAATTAATGGTGCTACAAAATTATTTTACGATAATGTTCTCAAAGCAGAAACCACTGGCTCGGGCCTAACCGTTTCCGGAGCGATGGCCGCGACTACAGTAGCTGGTGATGGTTCTGCTTTAACAGCTTTAAACGCATCTAATTTAGCTTCAGGCACTGTACCAACCACAAGATTGCCCGCTTCAGTAACAAGTCTTGGTTTAAATGGTGGCGAGTTTTTTACTGCTAATGGTACTTGGACTTGTCCAGCAGGCGTTACAGTAATTTTTGCTATTATTACTGGGGGCGGTGGTGGTGCTGGTGGTCAAGGTACAAGGTATCAAACTTATAACTACAACACTCGTTCAGGTAAAGGTGGCCATGGTGGTCATTTCGAAGGTCTTATTGCTGTAACTCCGGGGACAACTTACAATATAGTTATTGGTACTGGTGGTAATTGTGGTGATAACTATGCGTTTACCTTCTCGCCAATACGTTCTGGTTTCGCTGGGACTAATACCACTGCATTTGGAATAACTGCAACTGGTGGTGGTGGTGGATCAGGTTCTTTCACTGGGACAACTGGTGGAAACCCTAACCCCTCTGGAGTTACTGGTACTGATGGTACAGCCTCTGGAACTGCAATTATAACCTTTAGAAATCTTAGTGCTTTTCAAGGTGCTTTTGCTATGAAAGGTCTAAGACAACCTCAAAGCCCGCAGCAAAGTTATACTATTGCTGGTATTAGTCCACACGTTATTACCGGACCAAGTGATATATATGCTGCTGGGTATGGCGGCGAAGAAGGTAGTAATGTTAACATTGCAGCTAATGACATAAAATCTGGTACTGGTGGTAATGGTGGCATGGTTCAAATATTTTTTTAAAAGGATACTATAAATGGCATTATCTAAATCTCAATTTGCTCCAGGCATAGACAAACAAACTTCTACCTATGGTGCTGAAGGTCGTTGGATTGATGCAACTAATGTACGCTTTAGAACTGGTTTACCAGAAAAAATAGGTGGTTGGGAAAAAGTTGTTAACTCAAATATATGTGGTGTAGTCAGAGGTGTAAAAGCGTGGGTATCTAATGCTGGAGTACGTTACGTAGCTTTAGGAACAGACAGGAAATTATACATTTATTCTGAAGGTGTGTTTTTTGATATCACGCCGTTACGCAGAGATAACGTAGGTCTTACCAATCCATTTACTACCACTTCTGGTTCACCTATTGTTTCAGTAGCTGATAACAGTCACGGTTTCGCGGTCGGTGATTTTGTCATATTTAAAAACTTTTCAGCTGTTGGTGGTCTTGACATGAATAATCAGTTTGAGGTAACCGCTATTACTAATAGTAATGTGTTTACTGTTACTCATACTTCCAATGCTACCGGTTCAGTATCCGGGGGCGGTGGTTCAGGTAATTTAGACGCCTTGCTTTCAATAGGTACCAATGTATCTACTTTTGGTTTTGGTTGGGGTGTTGGTGCTTGGAATGGTAATCGACAATGGAACACAGCAAGTTCTACTTCTACTGTAGCATTAGACGCTACTTATTGGTCATTGGATACATTTGGCGAAGACTTACTTGCTATTCGTAATAATGACAAATTATACAAATGGGATTTATCAGCGGGCACCGGAACGCGGGCCGCGGCTGTTAGTGGTGCACCAAGCAGTAATAGATTTTTATTAGTATCTTCACCTGACAGACATGTGTTTTTATTTGGCACTGAAACTACTATTGGTAGTTCTAACACTCGTGATGATTTATTTCTTAGATTTTCTTCTCAAGAAAACCCTAGTGAATGGGCACCAGCTTCAACTAACTCTGCCGGTACTTTTAGAATACAAGATGGATCAAGAATCGTGTCAGCAGTTAGGTCTAGGGGTTCTATTCTAGTGTGGACAGATACAGCTTTACATTCATTAAATAATATTGGTCCACCTTTTATATTTGGTTTACAACAAGTGGGTGCTAACTGTGGTGCAGTATCACCTAATTGTGTGGTTGATGTTAATGGTAGTACGTTTTGGATGTCGCAAACAGCATTTTATATGTTTGATGGTGCTATTAAAAAATTAGACTGTTCAGTACAAGATTTTGTATTTGATGATATTGATGGTGTTGCGCAAGGACAAGTAGCAGCAGCGGTTAATACTGACTTTAATGAAGTAACTTGGTTTTATCCAAGCAAAAATTCAACATTTTTAAATAGAGCAGTTACTTACAATTATTTAGAAAATATTTGGTACAATAATACAGGCTTTGCTAGAACTGCTTGGATTGATCGTGGGGTTTATAATAATCCTTACGCACCTAATTATGAACCAACAGCTTTACCAAACAACGAAACAATTATGGGTGTAACTGCTGGCTCAAGTGTATTGTATGCACATGAAGTAGGTAAAGATGATGATGGCGCGGCGATGCCTTGCCAGATAACTTCTGGAGATTTTGATATTCAAGATGGTGAACAAGTTTTATTATGTTCAAGAGTTATACCAGACTTTAAAGAATTAATTGGTACTAATAATTTCAAAATAACTTTTGCTAATTACCCTGCAAGCACTAATACTAGAACGTTTACTTCTGTTGTTGATGCTAATACTAAATTTTTCTCAGTTAGAGGTAGAGGTCGACAAGCTAATATTCAAATATCAACTACTGCTTTAAACGATGATTGGAGATTTGGAACATTACGATTAGATATAAAACCAGATGGAAGAAGATAATGGCAAGAATTAATATAACTAGATTACCACTACCTAGAGATGTTTTTGATCGACAACAGCAAGATATTTTAATTAGAGAATTAGAGAATATTATTGAACAATTAAACTTTACCTATCAACAAGATATACGTGAAGAACTAACAGCAAGGACTTGGTTTTTAAAATGAGTGATTTATATAAAAATAACAGTGTAGTACTTACCAACAATAGTCAAACGACTATATATACAGTACCTACAGCAAATGCTGATATTGTGCCAAAACAAAAACCCGTACAGGCTTTAGTAAGCTCTATAAGAGCTTGCAATAAAAGCGGCGGTGCGTTAACGTTAACCCTAGTTAATACCGATGCTAGCCTTGGCGCAGATGTCACTATTTTAAGTGCGTTGTCTATTGCTGCTAATACTGCTGTGGAAATCTTAGATAAAACTTTAGTATTAGAAAACAGTGATATTTTAAAAGCAACAGCATCAGCTACTGGTATGGATATAATTGTATCAGTATTGGAGATAACATAATGAAAAAAATACAAGACTCAGAAATTATTGGATATCAGACTATAGAGGGAAAACAAGTACCCATGTTAAAACCTGAAGTACACCATAGAATCTATTGCAAAAATTGTGATAATGAGGTAGATTCAGACGAAGAAGCAACTGGTCTATGTAGCAATTGTGGTGAGCCTTGGGCCGTGCACAAAGCTAAAGATATACTAGTTAAAGTAATTCAAATACCTTTGGGTTCTGGAACAGGAGAATAAATGGGTAATCCATTCAAAAAAATATTCGATAAACTAGGTGATGCTCTAATACCAAAAGAACTTGCTCCGTTCATAGGACCTTTAACATCAATGTTTGCTCCACAACTAGGACTACCGGCTGCATTAATAGGAGGTCAATTAGCTTCAGCAAAAATGCACGGCGGTTCGTTAGACCCATTTCAAGCATTAGCAGCTACTGGTTCTTACTATGGTGGCGGTGGTCAAGAAATAAGAGCTCGAGGTGAAAATTTAACACAAAGATTAGGTGCTGGTATTACAGGTGCTAAAACTGGTTTTGGTACTCCAGCAGGTGGCTTTAAAGGTTTTACTGAAGGATTTTCTAAAGGTGCTAATCCGGTAACTAGTAATGATAGAATGGACAGGATTCTTGGAACTTCTGGCATGTCAAAAGAAGGCACTACTTATTATGATAGTCTGGATGCAAATAAAGCAGATATAGACGCTGCAAAATTACAATATCAAAAAGATTTAACGGACCCAACTATTACTTCTAAGGAAGCTTTATCTACCTATAAACAAAGTGTAGAAAACGCTACCGAAATAATTGATGAAAGAGGCTTTTTTACCAAAGCAGGTGATATATTTAAAAAAGGATCTGAAGGGTTTATGCCAGGGTTTGCTGAAAGAGATGCTGACGGTAACATTATTCCAGGATCATTTGATTTTAAAAATTTTATGAAAACCACTGCTGCTGTAACTAGCTTAACACAACTTAAGACTATAGCAGAAGAAATAAAGAGAGCTGATATAAGAGATAAAGAAGAAGAAGGTGCAGTATATAGAAGATATTTCCAGCAATATGAAGATTCTTTACCCTTAGACGCAGATGGTAACAAGCAAACTTACATCTCTCATTCTGGTGAATACGCTGATCCAATAATGGTAAAAAAATATAGAGAATATATGGCCAAAGGTGGTATAATAGGCTATAGTAATGGTGGTATGACACGAAGACACTATAATGAAGGTGGCTTAGGTTCTATACCACAAACACCTACTGTTCCAGAGGGCATGCAATTAGATGGTCGGGGCGGTGGATTCATTCCAATGGGTGCTCAAGAAAAAAAAGATGATGTGCCAGCAATGTTGGCAAAAAACGAATTTGTATTAACGGCTGATGCAATGCGTGGTTTTGATAAAGCTAATGGTGGCGATGGAAATCCAAGAGATGCAGCAGCAAAGATGTATGAAATAATGAGCAACTACGAGGCAATGGCATAAATGGCAACTACAACCACACAAGTATTACCACCGGGTTACGTCGACCAATTAGGTGCTAGTTTTGCAAATTATACAACTGGTGTTAGCGACATTAAAGACAGTCCATATTACGTTGATCCTGCTAGTTTTACAGGTGCAGAGTATGTAGCGGGACAAGATGATTTAACTACCCAAGCACAAGCTTTAGCTGGTGGTTTAGGTGGTTATCAAGACTATTTAGATAATGCAAGTAACATTAATACTGCAGCGGAAGGTTTATTATTTAATCCTGATGGAACTGTAAAACCCGCAGCGGGGTCCGGGGCTCTCGGAAACGCAGCAACAGATTTTAATGCAGCTTCTGCAGCGGCAGCGGCAGGCCAAGGTGCAGGTGATCCTTACTTAGCAGCCGCACAAGGTTATACTGGTGCTAATGCTTACGAACAATTTATGTCACCGTATCAACAACAAGTTATTGATGCAACAATGGCTGCTTACAATCAACAATCACAAGAACAACAAGCAATGCTTGGCGCCAGTGCAGGTAATGCATTTGGTGGTGGTAGATTTGGTGTAGCTGAAGGACAAATGTTGGCAGACCAATCAATTGGTGGTGCTGGTATTATGGGTAACTTACTATCACAAGGTTTCACACAAGCAAATCAATTAGCTAATCAAGCGTACAATCAACAAATGGGTATGGGTCAACAAGCAATGAACCAAGCAAATCAAAATGTAAATATGTATGGTCAAGCCGGTAGTAATCAAATGGGATTAGCAAGTGCACAACAAGGACAATTAAATAACCAATTAAATAATTTAGGTACCGCAGCACAAAATCAATTAGATGCAGGTCAATATGATATGACTATGTTAGGTAATCAGATTAATGCATTAAGCACTATGGGTACACAGAACCAAGCTTATCAACAAGCAATTCTTGATGCAAAACAACAAGCAGAGATGGGCACTGCATATGCTGGTCAAAACACTTTAGGTTTCTTAGGCCAACAACTAGCAACATCACAAGGTTCGCCTTCACAAACACAAATACAATCTACACCTGGACCTTCTACTGCACAAACATTACTCGGCGGTGGTATAGGAATTTTAGGTTTATTAGGATACGGAAATAATAATTAATATGAAAAGTTTAAATAGACCAATGTTTAGAATGGGTGGCCGTATTATAAACGGGCCTTCAGGTATAACAGCAGGTTTTAATCAAGGTGGTACTGTTAGACAAGGTTTTAGTGACGGTGGTGATGAGTATCTTAAAACATTAATAGAAAATCAAAAACTTTCTGAAGAAAGTTTAAATGCTAGGCTTGCTATGATGGAAAGCGAAGCCCTACCTGAAGATTCAGTAAGCGGTGGTTTTAATCCAAACATGAGACTTGTTGAGTTGGCTGGTAACATTATGTCAGCTGATAGTGAAGGTAGTGGTGTAAAAGGACTTTTAAAGACATTTGGAAAACCTTTAGCAGGATATGCTAAAGGTGTTTATACTGATCAAGATGCAGTAAGAGAAAGAGCGCGACAAAGACAATACGATGTTGATGACCTTAAATTAGGTATGGACGCAACTAAATACAAACTGGCGACAGAAAGCTTGTCTGCTTATGCATTAAAATCAGTAGATAAAGATGAGTTTGAAAGAATGCAAGAAAGTGTACAAAAAGAACAAGACTATATAATGAACTTAGATCCAAACACAGAAGACTATCAAGCATTAATTCAACAATCAAAAAACAGAATAGGTATTGCGTTGTCTGGTAGATTAAGTCCAATACTTTCTGGAATGTCAGATGAAGAACGTGAAGATTACATGAGCGACGCTAAAAAAGCTATAGCATCAAAATATGCAATTGATGTTGAGATGTTATCTCAAAAACAATTAGCAGAAGCACAAACTTATTATAATACAGTAGTTTATAAAGCAGCCTTAGCACAACTTGGTATTGGACTAGGTTATTTAGATCCAATAGAAGAAAAAGCAGACGGTGGACGAGTTGGTATGTACATGGGTGGTGATCCAGATATACCTAATGCAAACCCTACTCCAGGTTTTGAACCGGGTAGTGGACCAGTTCAAGACCCTAATCAACCACCTATAATGACAGCGCAAACAGGTCAAGCAGATCCTAACAAACTTACTTTTCAAGAACTAAGAGCTAGACTACCAATGGAAGTTTCAGATCAAGTAGTAAGATTATTAGCTGCAAGCGAAGAAGCCTTAATGGTATTTGCACAAATCGAAACGCAACAAGATGTTGCTAACTTTAACCAAAGATTTCAAGCGGATTTAAAATTACCTGAACAGGTGGCTTAAATGGCCGGATTACAAGACTTATTAGATAAGTATGTTTATGGAGACCGTACTAAACAAAAAATAAAAGATCGTAAAGATGAGAATAGAGAATCTTACGGTATAGGTAAAGCTGATCCAAGAAAACAAGGCCCTGCGTTTGCACCTGATTCTTCTCAAAATAGAAATAAAAATGTTAGTCCTATTGTAGACACGGAAAAAGCTATAAGCCGTGGTTTTGTTAATCCTATTGTTGAAATTGGAGAATTAATTGGTTTAGCTGAAGAAGGTTCTAGTAAGAACGTTGGTTTAAAATCAATAGCAGAACGAGATTATTCTGGTCTTTCAGACCAAGAACGTTTAGCACTGGTTCGTACTAAATATAAAAAAGACACTAGTCCTATAATCGGTGTTAAAAAAGGTTATGAAGGCGTAGGTGGTTTCACTGAAGATCCTAGAGGTCAGTCTGACATTGGTGGTGTTGATGCTGCTAGATATAGAAACAACATACTTTTTAATGATATACTGTTAGGAGAATACTTAGATCCAAAAGATGGATCAGTTAAATATACTGATACTGCTGTAAGAGATCAATTTGCAAAAATGGTCAAAGAAGATAGTTTTGCTTATGGAGCCGGTCTTGGTGGTATGTATGCAATAGATTTATCTCCTGTTGGTTTAATAGGAGCAGCTAAATTAGTTGCTAAAGTTCCTGGAGCTATTAAAACAGCTTTAACTAGTAGTTATGGTAAAGCTGCAACTCAACTAACAGCAGCTTTAACAATAGCAGAAGCTTCTACTACAGATGCTGAGGGTGCAAGTAAAGGTAAACTTATTAAAGAAGGTATAGAATATCTTACTAACACAGGCAAAGTTGTTTCAGTAACAAACAAAAAAGGTATAGATATTGTTAAGCAAACACTTAAACAAATAGAAAAAAATAAATTAAAAAGCACTAGTCAACCCACTGTAGAAAACCCAAACAAAGAACTACAAGCTATTTTTGATGGCATGGATTCAAGAATAAATCCAAGTAGCAAATATAAAAAGAAAGAAAATTTAAATAAAGAAATAGTCACTTTTAAATATAACAATCCATTATATACTGGAAAAGAAATTGCTAAACATTTTGCAAATTTATATGGAAACAAAGGACCTTCGCATGGAACGGTTGGTAAATTATTAGACGAAACTGGATTAAGTTCAGGTACAACAGGTATAAAAAATTCTAGTAAAATATTTGCTAACGAATTAAAAATTGCTTATGCAAAATACTTTGAACAAACCGGACAAATACCTAGAACCGATGAGTTAGCAGCCTTTATGGGTGTTAAAACTAAAAGAATATATAGTTTAAGAGAAGCAGTTAAAAATAATAATAGTAATTTACTTGAAAATTTTCCTTTTAAAATAGGAACATATACTCAAGGTGGTACTTTTGACAGAACTACGAATGCTGCAAAAAAATTAAAACTTAGATCAGAGTTTTACGCTGATCCAAATATATCTACAGAAATAAAAGATGTTAGAAGAAGAATAGAAAAAACTTTAAAAAAATGGAATGCTGCTTTTCCTAATGCTCAAAAACAATTAGATCATATTGATGGTTTTATAAATAGTCAAATTAGAGGAACTAAATATGAATCTTTAGAAAATTGGCAAATTTTAGATAAAAAACTTAACGGTTACAAAGCTGCTTTATATGAAAATCCAAAAAACGGTCTTAACGCTATTAAAGATAAAATAAAAACTGCTACCGGTCCTGAAAAAATAAAACTTGAAGCTAAATATGAGGCTATGTTAGAAACTTATAAAGAGATACTTGCTGACTCAGAAGTTATAATGCGTTTTGATGGTCTTGATGGTATACCTCAAGCTTTTATAGATGCTAATAAAATAGCTAGAAGTTCAAATACTGTTGAAGACTTAACCAAACAATTAAACGACATGCAAAAAGCGCTAGATGATAATGCAGAGTCAATATCAAAATTTAAAAATATAGAAGAAACTTTTACAACAGGTATGAAAAACAGATATGGTAGAAATGAAGGTGGCCGTGTTCCAGGACGCGCGCACTACGCAGAGATGACACCGGACGGAGTACAAGTACACCATTCTTTTTTAAGTTCGGATCGTGATAATACTAAACCAGTTATTAATCCATTAAGAATGTTTGCTGATAATAATGCACCTTATAATCCTGAACTTATACCAGGCACTGCTGAATATGCGGTAGCCCAGGTTCTTGGGTCGGGGGACACGGAACGTGATTTAAAAGAACGAAGAAGAAAACGAGATGAAGCAAGAGAAGAACAAGACGTAATAGAAGAATCTAGAGATTTTTTATCTTCTAAAAAACCATTAGAGTTTCATTTTACTGAATTATTAGACCCAAGAAAAGTAATGGATAATCCATTAATAAGAAGAGGTATTAATGGTAATATCTATGGTGCTGGTACTTATTTAATGGAATTAGCAGAAACAATTGTAAATGGTAGTGTTGATCCACAGCAAGTAGCTTTAGGTTTTGGTGGTAAAAAAGATCAAAGCATTCCAGCACAAGAAGGCAGAATACAGTTTGAAGAATATTTTCCATATTTACACAAAGCTTATGAAATGAGCACACAAGCTCTACCTGAAACGCCTACCGAACAAACATATATATCTGTAATAGACGAACTTAACAGGGGTATGGATAGAGGTTTAATAAATTTATCTTATGATATTTTTGATTTAGCTTTTGCTGGTTTAGATGGTGCTAGTGGTGCTTTAGGTAAAGATTCAGATTTTGCAGGTGCACTAAAAAAATCTTTTGATAACATGGACAAGACTGACCCTGAAAGTTGGGTAGGTAAAATTTCAGCTATTGGAACTGAGTTTGGTGTACCTGGTGGCACTATATTTAAATTAGTAAATAGATTTAGAAAAATTTTAGGTGGAGCAGCGGGCACAAATTTATTTGCGCAACAAACTTGGAACCTAAAAGGTGGTCAAAAAGCTGGTGCTGTAATTTCTAATATAATTAAACGATCAGGTACTGGCGCGGTAACTTTTGGTATAAATGATTTTGTAGTTGGTAGTCAGTACAATTCTATGAACGAATATTTTGGTGACAATCCTTTATTGTTTGATGAAAAACTTGGCTATGAACCAGAAGATATTTCTGATTTAACTGGTAGAGATTTGTTAATGGCTAACTTTAGAAACAGGTTAAGATTTGCAGCTGATGGTGCCATTATTGGTGGTTTGTTTCCATTAGTTGGACCAGCATTTAAATATGGTATTAATCCTGCAGCTCGTTATGTAGGCGCACCTGTGGTAGGCGCTGGTGCAAGAGTAGTTGGTGCAGGCATGACAGTTGGTAGTAAAATTTTAGCAACCGATAAATATATAACACCTAATCTTGTAAAGCTAGGAACTAAAGGCGCAAGTTTATTAGGTAAAGATATTATAAGTAGGTTAGGCGCTGCTTCTGCAAGTGTGTTTTCTGGTCAAAACATGGCGGGTCAATGGGGTAACTTTACTAAAGTTCTAAGAGCACCACTACCTAAAATGGAAGACTGGGGTATGTTTAAAGTGACTAGCAGCAATCCACTAGAAGTAGGATTAAAACGTTTTGATAAATTCTTAGGTTTCTTTAGAGATAGAGGTAATCAAACTATTAATAATTTTTATTTAACTAAACGCACCGAACAATTTATTACTGGTAAAAGTAAAGAAATAGAAAAATTATTAAAATCAATTGAAGTTAAGTCGTATGACTTAGCTAATGGTTTTTTAAAAACCAATAATAAAAACATTACTTCACCTCAAGGTGAATTGTATTTTATGGAACAAGTATCTTCTTATTTAAAAGGTCAAATACCTATAAGTAAATTACCACTTGAACTACAATCTATGGCTAAAAATCTTAGCGATGAATTTGATACTATAAGAAAAAGTTTTAAAGATGTATTACCTGAAGGAGAACTTAAAACTTTCTTAGATACCAATCTTAAAGAATACATGCGTCATTCATTTGCTGCTTTTTCAAACCCTAAATATAAAATTATAGATGATATAGATAATGTTGCTATGATGGGCGAACGTTCAGAAAGTACTTTAGCTGCTGCTTTAGGCAAAAAAGGTTTATCGGGTACAAAAGCAGAAGTAGATGCTGCTTTTGCTAGTATTAGTAAAAAAGATTTATATCAAAATGCATTACAATATATAACAAAACAAATTCAAAATAACCCAGAAATGTTAGCGGCAGCTATGAAAAGACCAGGTGGCTTATTAGCTCACGCTAAACATCACCTAAAAGAAATTATAGCTAAGACTAAAATAGAAAATAGAGATCCTATAGAAATAATGCAAAACATAGCTAGAGAAAACTTAGGATTACCTGAGTTAATAATTAGAACTGGTGACGAACTACCGCAAGTAATTAAAAAATTCTTAGGTCAACAACAAGGTCTGAGAGATAGTGTTGTTACTACTACTGCAAGTTTGTTAACACAATCGGCTAACATGCGTATGTACAATAAGATGTTAGATGATGGTTTAAAAAATAAATGGATATTTAGAACTAGAGAAGAAGCTAGAGCAGCCGGAATAATTGATCCACAAAGAATAGCTAGTGGTACCGATGGTCGTATGGCTGGATTAACTGGAGAGTTTAATCCAAAAATAGCGGAACATTTTGCTAGTCCCGAAATAGCTACATCTATTGGTAAAGCAGAAGGTGGTATGTTTGACGATTTATATCAAAACGTTTTTATTCAAGGTTTAATTGGTTACAAAGCTGGGGTGCAGACAATGAAAACAGTTTTCTCTCCATCTACACAAGCTAGGAATTTTTTAAGTGCTGGGTTTTTTCCATTAAACATGGGCCATATTGGTGGTAAATCTTCTGTTACAGATGCTTTTAAAATGACTATGGATGATATTTTTGGTGCTGGACGAACAATGGATGAAGAAGGTTTAATTAAAAACATATCTCGTAAAGTAGAACTAGGTGTGTTGGATGAAAACATTGTTGTGTCAGAACTACAAGCGGTGTTAAGAGATATTAAATCAGGAAAACTTAAATCATTAAGTGGTTTATCTGAAAAAATAAATGCAACTGCACTCTCTGATACCGCAACTAAATTATATGCTGGTGGTGATAATGTTTGGAAATGGTATGGACACGAATATGTTAAATCACAACTTAGAGATGTTGGTTTTAAAAACGTAGATGAAGCTTTAGCTTATGCTAAACGTATGTTTAATGTTGACATGGGTAAAATTAACCCAATGACCGGAGCTAATAAAAATATGTTTGATGTAATAGAAGAAATTGCTGCTTATACTGTTAGAGAAACTTACCCTACTTATAGTAAAGTACCGGAACTAGTAAAAGTATTTAGACGTATTCCTTTTGTTGGAAACTTTGTATCTTTCCCTGCAGAAATACTTAGAACAAGTATGGCTACAACTGCATATGGTTTAAAGCATGTTATGGATGATAATCCTTTGTTAAGACAAATTGGATATAGAACTTTAATGGGACAAACAATGGCGCTAGGTGGCGTCGCAACAGCTGTAAAAGGTATTGGTGAAGCATATACAGGAATATCTGGAGAAAAAATGGACAATTGGAAAAAGAATTTTGCTCCTGAGTTTATGAGAAATAGTTATATAATACCAATTGGTAAAATACCTAGAGTAAATAGTGTTGGACAAAAAATAAAAGACAAAGATGGTAATATTAAATACAAAGACGATCAGTTTAGGGTGTTTGATATGTCTAGGTTTGCTCCATACGATTTAATTACAAGTTCTGTATCTAATATTATGAATAGGTTTACAGGTCCTAAAAAAGAAAGATTAGATCCAAGGGTTGCTGAAGGTGAAGTAATGCGAGAGTTCTTTACTACTGCGGGTCCTTTATATGATTTAGCTGGTGGAACTTTTTTTGGTACCGCAATTGGTTTTGAACCTATTATACCACTTATTTCTTCTGGTAGAGACAAAAATGGTGTTTCAGTATTTAAAGATACAGATGAGTTTAGTACTAAAGTAGATAAATTTATGGCTCATTGGTTTAAAACAGTAAAACCAGGTGGAGTAGCAAGTGCACAAAAAGTATTTGACGCAATACAAGGTGATGTGCAAAAAGGATCGGGTGTTCCAATAAATTTAGGTTCTGAACTATTTAAATTATTTGGTGGGTCTGACGTTAAAATAGATATGAATAGTGCTTTTAGATATAAGATAGCAGATTTTAAATCTTCTTTTATTGATACTAAAGAATCAAGATATATTACTACTGGTGATTTTAGAAGTGCTGGACCAGATTATTTATTAGCTCAATATAATCAAATGAACAAAGAAGCTTTTAATGAACAATATCAATTTTACAAAGCGGTAAGAGCAGCTCGCGGTAGAAATAATATGGAAGAAAAAAGAATAAAAGCAGCAGAACTTGCTTTAATACCTTTAGAACAAAGAGATAAAAAATATATAAACATAGACGGAACAGCAAAAAACGAATTGCAAATACTTAGTGTTATTATAAGAGACTCTAGATTACTTAGTGATGATGCCATAGAAGATCTTTTAAGACAACGTTTAGGTAAAAGCGCAGCTAAAGATATTTTAAAAGGAGAATTCAAGCCAGTGTCTACAGGTATAGGTGAAGGTAGAAAAGATGGTGCTTTAGATACTCGTATGAAAAATATATATAGAAACAACCCAGGTATTGAAAGATACTTTCCTGAAAGTTATTTTTTACCAAAGTCTTTAGAAGAAGCTAAAAAAACTTGGTCTAAAAGAAAATTCGAAGATTACGAAGAAGGTAGTGATTTTATTGAAAGAAGAGGAGACAGAGATCGTTTTCTTAATCCATCAGAAAAAGGTATGACTGAAACACAAACAAAACCAGAAACAGAAACACCACCTGTTCAAGTAGCTGACAGCGGTGAAGCAATACCAGCTAATCTTAGCTCAAGTAATGGTGTAGTAAATCAAACATCAGGATTGACTTCTACAGAAGAAGCTTTATTATCTCCATCAGAACAACTTATTCGTAAGACACAACGGGGAATAGCTTAATGAGCAATGTAGATGGCATATCACCAGAAGGTGATAGAGAACATATAATCTCACTATACGGTCACGTCACTGGCTTACAACGTAATATAGAAGTTCTTTCGACTGACGTAGAACATTTACATAGAGATTTAGATAAACTGGGCGGTCGGATAGATAGAATCTATTGGGGAGTTATTACAGGCGTGGGGGCGGCTGTTTTAGTATTATTTGAATCAACTATAGAAATGATTTTAGGTGTTACATGAAAAGGTTAGATGTCGATGAAAACACCGCAATCTCAATGCCGGCACGCAACTTACTTTTTATTATTAGCAGTCTTCTTGTGGGTGCTTGGTTCGGGTTTGGCGTCATTGAGCGACTTAATAATATAGAAACAAAACTACAGCTTATGCAGAAAGATCTGGAAGCTGCTAATACTTTTATTGACGGAGTCCCCAAAGGCGACATGGTCAGTCCACAGGTTCAAGAGCTCTACATGTTGGTTGAGTATCTTGCAGGAAGTACTGAAAAACTGAAAGAGCAAATGGAAGGAGAAATACCTCTTATATTAAAAAATGAAATGGTTATACAGTTTCATGAGGAGAGGTTGATAGATTTAGAGGAACGAAAGAATGGGAATCATTGAAACAGTTATTATACTTAGTTTGTACGTCTATGACGGCGGCAATAAAAACATAGAAGGTTGGTATCACCAGGATAATATCAGCACGTGCCTCACAGCTAAGCGCTTAGCTGAGCGTAACTCCGGTAATCAAGTACAATATACCTGCACTTTAGAAAAATGTATGATGACAACAGATCAAATAGGTGTTAAACATTGTGATAAGATAGTAAAGGAATAGTATGGCCACAGCAGCATGGACTAGAAAAGAAGGTAAAAGTAAATCTGGCGGATTAAACGCTAAAGGCGTTGCATCTTACAGAAAAGCTAATCCAGGAAGTAAACTTAAGACAGCTGTAACTACTAAACCATCTAAATTAAAAAAAGGATCTAAAGCTGCTAAAAGAAGAACGTCATTTTGTAAAAGAATGAAAGGTATGAAGAAAAAATTAACTTCTGCTAAAACTGCAAACGATCCTAACTCAAGAATAAACAAAGCATTAAGAAAGTGGAATTGCTAATGGCTCTAACTGACCGACAAAAAGAAACAATGAAAAAACATTCTGTTCATCACACTAAAAAACATATGGCATCTATGAAGAAGTCTATGGAAGAAGGTAAAACATTTACTCAAGCACATAAAATAGCTATGAAAAAAGTAGGAAAGTAATGCAACTTTCAGACAATTTTACATTAGCTGAGCTAACTAAATCACAGACTGCGACTCGCAAAGGTATTGACAACGAACCAGGGACCGCGGAAATTGAGAATCTTATTCACCTAGCGAAAACTATCCTGCAACCAGTGCGCGAGCATTTCGGTAAACCGGTTATGATATCTTCAGGCTATAGAAGCCCAGCGTTGTGCGAAGCTATCGGTTCTTCGGCTAAGTCACAACATGCCAAGGGTGAGGCAGCAGACTTTGAGATTCATGGTGTCGACAACAAGGAACTCGCAACGTGGATCGCGGACAACTGTGAGTTTGATCAATTGATTTTAGAATTTTATGATGGTGTTGATCCTAACTCTGGTTGGATACATTGTTCTAGTAAGACGGGAAGTTTGCGAAAACAAGTGTTGACAGCAGAACGAATAGAAGGCCGAACTTCTTATTCTCCAATTCTACTTTAGATCCAATCTTTAAGATCTTCACCCATAATTTCATTTGCAATGTTTACCTTATCTTTAAGTGCTTTAACTATTTTATCATCTATAGTACCTTCTGCGACTAAGTCTATATATAATACGTTGCCAGTCTGGCCGATACGATGTGCTCGGTCTTCTGATTGTAGTCTTTTTTCTAGGTCATAAGAATTAGAATAGTAAACTACGGTGTTAGCAGCAGTTAAGGTAATTCCATACCCTCCAGTTTGTGCATTTCCGACAAAAAAGCGTGTAGGGCCCTTTTCTTGCTGAAATAGAGCAATGTTGTCCTGCCGGACCCCTGCATCCACTTCGCCCCAATATTCGACTGTAGAGGCTTCTCCGTAAGCTTTTTTTAACGCATCGGCTATTTTTTTTATGTCTTCTCTGTAATTTGCCCATATTATAACTTTACCATCTACATCTTCAATACAATCCATTAAAGCTTGTATTCGATTATTTTCTAAGTGTGTAATGGTACCATCATCAGCTTTAAACGTACCGCAAGTAACTTGATGTAGTCGCATTAGCTGTGTCATTACATTTACTGTAGACATAACTTTACCATCTTCTGTAAAAGCCATAGCTAAACTTTTCATTTGTGCATAAACTTTCTTTTGTTCATCAGTTAATTCTACTATGCGTTTAGTAAATAGTTTAGGTGGTAAGTCTAAGCAATCTTCTTTTAATACTCGATAAGAAAACTTATTTAATTTTTCTGTTAGCTCTGGTAATTTTCTATAACTAACTACTAGCTGTACTCGTTTGCCACCAAAATTACGATCTACCATGTGAGCATAACGTGATCTAAAACTATAGTAAGAAGAATGCCCCAGGTGCCATGGGTCAAGAAACTCACACTGACTATATAAATCTAGTGGAGATTTAGTTACAGGCGAGCCAGTTAAAATTCTACGATACGACGCTAGATTCCCTATTTTTAAAATACTTTTTGTACGTTTAGCTGTCGGATTCTTGATTGTCGTTGATTCGTCAATTCCTATTAAGGCTTTGCCAAGGAATATGTTAAGGAATCTGTGTGCAAAGTCCAGACCTTTCTTAGTAGAAAAAGCTTCTACGTTCATTATCAATATTTTAAGGTCCCCTTTATCGTCAAATAAGGTGTCAAGCTCTAATTGTTTTTTAATTGTTTTACTAGCTTCCCATAATACTTTAGTATGCGCGACGTGTTCAGGTAAATGTACCGGAAATTCTATGTCATGCCAGTTTTTATACACACCTTTAGGCGCCACGATTAACGCACCGCGGATCGCGCCTCTGTCATAAAGCATTGCTATGTTATCCACAAGCACTTTTGATTTACCGGTACCCATTTCCATGAATAAAGCATAGGTTTTAGCAGCCCATGATTTTTTTAAAGCTTCTTTTTGGTGTTCAAAAGGCTTAGTTTTGAACCTATAATTGTCTATCATAAAATATATTACTTTCTTTTATTTTCTTTCTTGACATACATATAATAATGATTACATTAAATGTCAAACAGAAAGATTTAGAATGAAGAATAAAATATTTGAATTGTATAAACCTAGAAGTCTAGCAGATTTTTTAGCGTTTCAAAAAGAGAATCCACACGAAACATTTGTGTATGTATTACAACATCCGCCACAAAATGTTAACATATTAAGTGCATCTGATTTTGGTTATTTAGTTATTTGTTTACCAAAACAAGATAACATACTTTATAGCTCAGCACCTTTTACACATAAGATGAGAAAAAATTTACAGGACTTTAGACCAAAAGATTATATTTTGTGTTTAGGTGATCCATCAATTATTGGTTTGTCTTGTGCGCTCGTAAGTGATCGTACACAAGGACAATTTAATCTCTTGAAATGGGATAGACAAGAGCGAAGATACTATCCACTAAATATAGATTTATATCAGAAAGGAGAACTATATGACGGAAATTAAAAATATAACTTTAGAAGATCTAGAGGATGATCAACAACAATTAATTGAAAAATCAGATATTAAAACATTAGCTAAATACTGTACGGATTTAGCTAATAAACAAGAAGAAATTAAAACTGCGGAGGAGGCTTTGAAACTATTAGAAGAAGAAGCTGACAAAATCAGTTCAGAGATAATACCTAATCTACTTGCAGAGCAAGGTTTATCATCTTTGAAATTAGCTGATGGCAGTTCAGTAGAAGTGAAAAAAATGTATAGATGTTCTGTAAGAAAGGACTTCCAAGCAGACGCTTTTCAATGGCTTCGAAATAACGAACTAGGCGACATCATTAAAAATGTTGTATCGGTCGGGTTCGGTATGGGTGAGGATAACAAGGCAGAGCAAATGCTTAGCCTTGCAGAGCAACAAGGGTATCAACCGGAACAAAAAACAACTGTTCATGCTGGTACTTTAGCTGCTCTTTTAAGAGAGCGTATCGAGGCCGGCCTCGATATGCCCTCTGACTTCTTTAGCACTTTTGTTAAAGATGAAACAAAAATAAGCCGGAAATAAGGAAACAAGAAAAATGACAAAAGAAAACGCAATCGCGAAAAAAGAAAAAACAGCTATCGCATTAGGTAGCATGTTTGAAGAAGATGCCAATGTTGGTATGGACAACATGGGGTCAGAAGATATGGCCCTACCTTTCCTAAGAATTTTAGGAAACCAATCACCGGAGGCAAACAAAAGAGACGCCAAATACGTAGAAGGCGCTGAACCTGGTATGATATTTAATACCGTGACCAAGCAAGTCTATGATGGTGAGGAAGGAATCAATGTAGTGCCCTGTCATTATAAAAGGGAATATGTTGAGTGGAGTGATAGAGGTACAGGCACAAGTGCGCCAGTAGCAATTCATTCTGTTACTAGTGGAATATTAGAACAGTCCTCTAGAAGTCAAGGAGATTGGAAGGATAGATTACCTAATGGTAATTATCTAGAAAATACTGCAGGATATTATGTCATGACTGAAGCACAGGAAATGGCTTTGATATCTATGAAGTCTACACAACTAAAAGTTAGTAGATCGTGGAACTCTATGATGAACACAATAAAACTTGAAGGTAAAGACGGCTTGTTTACGCCGGCTTCCTATAGTCACGTGTATAACTTAAAAACAGTAGAGCAATCAAATGACAAGGGAACTTGGTTTGGTTGGACTGTTAATAAAGTTGGACCAGTACAAGATAAAACATTGTATGTGTCCGCAAAACAATTTGCTGAATCTTGCCGTGCTGGCGAGGTAAAAGCAAATCACGATAGTGGTAAAGATTCTGAAACAGAGTCTGCACCTTTTTAATCTTTGTTAGTACTATTGTGGTGTTAAAGAGCCTAGTTACCCCCGTGACTAGGCTCAAACGGGGAATCATTATGAAAAGAAGCATGGAGTCGTTGTATCAAATGAGATACTACAGGAAAACTGCTATGGATTCCTTAAGAAGAGAGAAAAAAAGATTACAAGATAAAATAAAACAGATACTAGACAGCCCGGAAGGCAAAGCATATAGTAAAAGAATTAAATCAGAAAAACAGAAAGAATATCAATTAAAAAATAAAGATAAGATTAGAAAGTATAATAAAGAATATCAGAAAGAGTATAGAGAGAAGTATGGACAAATTTAAACAGATATTTGAAGGCAACAATAGCGCCTATGGACAATTAATTTTAACTGGAGAAACTACCGACAAGGGCAAAGCAGTTGGTAAAGCTTTTATAAAAAGAGAACCTATTCCTGATAAACTATGGAGCGATCACTTAGCAGGTAAAGACCCAGCACTAGGGGTTATACCAATCAATGAACAAAACATGTGTCGTTGGGGTTGTGTAGACGTTGACGAATACACAGGCTTAGATCACAAAAAAATAACAGCCTCTATTAAGTCCCATAAATTCCCATTGATGACATTTAGATCAAAGTCGGGCGGTGCACATTTATTTTTATTTACTAAGGAGTTTATTACGGCATCCTTAATGCAGAGCAAATTAAAACTTATGGCTAAAGTTTTAGGTTATGATGGTTGTGAAATTTTTCCTAAACAAACTGAAATATTAGCAGAGCGTGGTGACACCGGAAACTTTTTAAACTTACCTTACCACGGTGGTAAAAAAGGTTTTAGATATACTTTTAATGAAGATGGTTCTGCTGCTTCCTTAGAAGAGTTTTATAAAATGCATGAAGAACAATCCTTAACTAAAGAGCAAGTTATGGAGATACAATACAAAGGTGAAATAAAAGATAACGATATTTTTAAAGATGGTCCACCTTGTTTAAATAAATTAGCTGTTGATGGTTTTGGTGATGGTTCTCGTAACAATGCATTATTTAACGTAGCAATCTATCACAAACAAGCTAATCCCGATAACTGGGAAGATAAAGTTATGGAAGATAATACTAAGTGGATGAATCCACCATTAGGTTTTCAAGAAGTAAAACAATTATTAGCGTCTGTTGGTAAACGTGGTTACGATAAGTATAGATGTAAAGACCAACCAATTTGTGGTGTATGTAATGCTGCAAAATGCAGAACTAAAAAGTTTGGTGTAGGTTTTGAAGAAGAACAAATGCCAGAACTAAACACTTTATCTAAAATTAATTCTAATCCACCGCAATGGTTTTTAAATGTAGGTGGTAAAAGAATAGAATTAAAAACTGAACAACTTCACAATCCTAATTTATTTGCTATTGCAGTGTTGGACCAAGCTAATGTGGTATCACCAATACCAAAAGCAAAAGATTGGCGTGAGGTATATTTGACACCATTAATGATGTCTTTAGAAGAGATTCAGCCATTGGAATCATTGAATCATAACAATCAGTTAGAGTATTTATTGTATGATTTTACAGTGCATAGAGCACAAGCACGAACTAAGGAGGACATACTTAATAAATCAGCTTGGACTGACGAAGAAGGGTTTTGTCATTTTAGGTTAGACGATTTTTATGGTTTTGCAAAACGTAATAACTGGGAAGTAGATAAAGTTAGAACGGCAAACTCTATTAAACAACTAGCAATATTTGTTGATGAAGTAAGAACAAAAATTAAAAACCAAACACCACGATTAATAAAAATAAAATCTATGGAGAAGTATGATGTAGAAGTTAGTCAGGTGCCATATGAAGAAGCACCTTTCTAATGAAAACTATTATACTAGGTCCTCCCGGGACTGGTAAGACTACAACTTTATTAGAACTAGTAGATGATTTTATGCAAGCTGGGACCGACTCCAGGCGTATTGGTTATTTTTCTTTTACTAAAAAAGCAGCTACTGAAGCACAACTTAGAGCGATGGATAAATTTGATTTAAGTGATAAAGATTTACCTTATTTTAAAACTTTACATTCTCTAGCTTTCCAAGTGTTAGGTTTAAACAAAGCAAAAGTTATGCAGAACACAGACTACCAAGACTTTGGTAAAAAATGTGGCATACCTATAACAATACGATCTGCATATCATTCAGACGAAGACGGAACATTTACATCAGACAACGAATATTTACAGTTGATACAAAAATCTGTAGCTACAGAACGTGACGTTATGGACGTATATGATGATAATAACCATTATATTGACATAGAACGTGATACGTTGTATCTTTTAGATCAGGAATTAAAACGATATAAGAAAGAAAAAGGGATGTGTGACTATGGAGATATGCTCCAACGGTTTATTACTTTTGATCAAATACCATCATTTGATGTCTTATTCATTGATGAGGCCCAAGATCTATCTCCAATCCAATGGAAAATGGTCAGAGCCTTGTGGCAAAGATCTGAGAAGACGTATATTGCAGGAGATGATGATCAGGCTATCTTCGAATGGGCCGGAGCTGATGTGGATCATTTCATCGCGCTCAGGGACGAAGTTGACACTGTCCGCGTTCTAGATCAATCATATCGTATTCCAGGTGGCCCAATACATGAGCTATCACAAAGTATAATAAGTAAGGTTAGTAACCGTTATGAAAAAAAATATAAACCTAGATCAGGTACTGGTATTTTACAAAGGTATAGTGATTTGACACAAGTAGACATGAGCAAAGGTGATTGGTTAGTTTTATCTTCTGCAAATTATTTTTTAGAGGATGTTAAAGATTTGTGCGAACAAAGAGGTTGGTATTATGCTCACAAAGGACGCAACTCTATCTCTATAGATTTATTAATTGCTATCGAGAATTGGGGTAAGTGGTTAAAAGGCGAGCGATTAAGCTGTTTACATATAACAAATATATATCCTTTTCTAGGTGACAACGTCACCCGAGGCTATAGAAAAGGCAAAACGTTAGATACTACACAGTTCTATTCTCTCGAAGAATGCATCGCGGACCACGGATTACAAACTAAAGAAGTTTGGTTTAAATCTTTTGCTGGTTTAGATACGTATCGAGAAAATTACATTAGAAACATGTTACGTAATGAAGAGAAGATTAGAAAGACACCGAGAATAATTTTATCAAGTATACATAGTATTAAAGGTGGTGAAGCAGACAATGTTTTAGTTTTACCGGATATTACCAGGAGCGCGCAAGTAAGTGATGATCGCGATCCGGATGTGTTGCATAGATTATTTTATGTAGCAGTAACTAGAGCGAAGAAAGAATTACATATAATGGAACCAAGAAATTATGAAAGGGCTTATCCACTATGAAGAATAAATTTGGCATACCTGATTTTCAAATTAAGTTTGATGAAAAAGGTTTTTTTAAAAGAGAATCTATAAAACCAATAACAAGAGAAGATTATAAAGAACACGATCCGGTAGATTACCCAGCGCACTACAACAAAGGTGCGGTGCAATGTATTGATGCTATTGCTAGCATGCAGGGAGATGGTTTTAAATATTATTTACAGGGTTCGGCTGTAAAATATATTTGGCGACACGAACACAAAGGTAAACCGGTCGAAGATTTAGATAAAGCGATTTGGTTTTTAAATAAACTCAAGGAGGAATACAAATGAAAACTTTACAAATGCCGATGTTTGTTCCGGAGACGGAATGGACACCGCCTTTACAATTACCAGATTTATCTGGACACAGTCAAATTGCAATCGACCTGGAGACTAGAGATCCTAATTTAAAAAGTTTGGGTTCAGGTGCTATTAGAGGTGATGGCGAAGTAGTAGGAATCGCACTAGCCGTTGATGGTTGGTCTGGTTATTTCCCTATTGGTCACGAAGGTGGTGGTAATTTAGATAGAGCATTAGTTGTAGATTGGTTTGAAGAAGTTTGCGCAACTCGTGCAACAAAAATATTTCACAATGCCATGTATGATGTGTCCTGGATTAAAGCTATGGGTATAAAAATTAACGGAAGAATTATAGATACTATGATTGCAGCTTCTTTGGTAGATGAAAACCGTTGGGGTTTTACTCTTGATGGTGTTGCTAAACAATATGTTGGATCAGGAAAGAATGAAAGAATGTTGATGGAGGCTGCTAAAGCTTGGGGTATAGACCCAAAAGCTGAGATGTGGCGACTACCGGCACCTTTTGTTGGTACTTATGCTGAGAAAGATGCTGAGGTAACTTTAAAACTATGGCATGCCATGGAACATGAAATAGAAAAGCAAGAATTACATGATGTGTTTGATTTAGAAACAGATTTATTTCCATGTTTAGTTGATATGCGATTCAAAGGTGTGCGGGTAGATTTAGATAAAGCACAAGACACTAGAAAAAAGTTAGAGCAAACCGAGTTAAGATTGACTACAGAGATATCTAAACTAGCAGGTATGGATGTTGAGATATGGTCAGCACATTCTATTCAAAAGGCTTTTGAAAAACTTAAGATACCTTATGATAGAACTGAAAAAGGTCAGCCAAGTTTTACTAAAAACTTTTTAGCAACGCATCCACATGAATTACCAAGAGCGATTGTTAACAAGCGAGAAATAAATAAAACTAATACGACATTTATTGAAACAATTTTAAAGCACAGTCACAACGGGAGAATACATGCTGATATAAATCAGATTAGATCTGATGATGGCGGTACTGTAACTGGTCGTTTCAGCTACAGTAATCCGAACCTACAGCAGATTCCGGCACGACACAAGGAACTTGGACCAATGATTCGATCTTTATTTATACCGGAGACTGGTTGTAAGTGGGGTTGCTTTGACTACAGTCAACAGGAGCCAAGAATCTTAGTACACTATGCAAGCTTAATGAAGATGCCTGGAGCAGATTCAATTAAACGTAAGTATGATGCCGGCGAAGCGGACTTTCATCAGATGATTGCAGACATGGCGGGTATCGATCGTAAGCAAGCCAAGACTATTAACTTAGGTTTAATGTATGGTATGGGTAAAAATAAATTGATGGCGGAACTAGGACTAATGAAAGAAGCCGCGGAAGATTTGATTAAAACTTATCACAACAGAGCGCCTTTTGTTAAAATGTTATCGCAAGCCGTGACTAGACGGGCCGAAGATAGCGGTACGATTCGCACGATTGGTGGTAGACTATGTCATTTTGATATGTGGGAGCCGCATGGCTACGGTATTAAACGTCCATTGAAGCATGCAGACGCACTCAGGGAACACGGACCGGGGATTAAACGTGCTTTTACTTACAAAGCATTGAACAAATTAATTCAAGGTAGTGCTGCCGATATGACTAAGCGCTCTATGGTTAATCTTTATAAATCTGGATACATACCTCATATTCAGATTCATGATGAATTAGATTTTTCTGTGCCTGACACACCTGGTGATAGATTCGAAATAGAAATGATTACAGACATTATGGAAAGGGCTGTTAAATTAGAAGTACCTAATAAGATAGATTATGAAGAAGGTACAAACTGGGGTGACATAAAATAATAAGAAGGGCCCTTAAATTGATCAAAAAAGGGCCCTAATGGTGAGAAGATCCAAGTAAGAAAGACATTACATGAATTTTTTTATAATATATTAAATTAAATACTTGTCAAATAAAATAAAGTGACTATATTCTCCCATAGTATAACATAAACAAAAGGAAAAATATGCCAGATACAGAAAAATTTAAGTCAGTATCAGTGTCAAGAGACACTCATAGTAAACTTATAAAATTTGCAGCCACTCGTTTTGAAGTGCCTGTATCAATACAGAAAGCAATTAGCTTTATGCTAGAGAAAGAAACTAAGAAAAATGGAAAGCGAAGAGCTAGTTAAAACAATATGCCCACGCTGTAATGGCAATGGGTATATTCGTATAACACCTGTAATTGCTGGTGTGTTTGATAAGTCTACTGAAACTGATTGTCCTATGTGTGAAGAAGAATTTATACACATGGGCATGAAAGTGACAGCACATAATGGTTATGTAATGTTACCTAAAAATCAAACACGAATTAATATAGAAGGTGGTCGTGAATCAAAAACTAAATGGTCAGGTGAGACTTTACCGGAAGTAGGTAAATAATGCCATTAAACCCGGAGGATGAATACGGATGGTGACAATAGCGATTAGAATGAAACGGATAAACAATTGCCGTGATATGCTAAGTAAAGCAGCATGTCCTCGTATGAGAAAAATGTGGAAACGAAACTACGAAAAACTACTAAAAAATTATTGGGAGGAACAAGGTGAAAGAATTCTTAACGCCGCTGGGCAAATACACTAATTTTGTATTATTATTATTAATTTTACATTTTTGCATAACAGTTATGGTTGTAAATTTTAGATATATTGATAAACTAAACACTACCATAGATACGATGTGGCACGAGATAGAACAGGTGAAAGACACGAATATAAGTTTATACCAATTTATCGAGGAACACGGAGATGATATTACAGGAAGATAAAATTATGCGACATGAGATTCCGAACAGGATGATGAGTACTACTTTCACTTTACCGATTGACAATCGTAAAGTAATTGGGATTGTAAACTATACTGCTGGCTCTGAGGGTATTACCCCGCTAGCATTTTGGGTAAAAATTAAACCCACTGATTCTTATATTGACCGCGAACTACGCGCGTCCGGTAAACTAATCTCACGTTGTTTACAGCACGGTGAAGATTTAAAAGAGTTAGCAGAAACACTATCACAAGATAATATTATTGGCCAAATGGTGAATTACTTTAACAAAAATGTAGAAGAAATTATCGGTGGTCTACAACCGAACAAAAAACAACGCATGCTGTCAACAGATCCGTATGCCTCGCAGATGAAGGAATAATTATGGCTAAAGACGGCGCACATTACCCATCACAAAAGTATAAAGAAAACTTTAATAGTATTTTTAAGAACAAAAAAAGATTAAGTCCTAAAACTACCAAACAATTTTTAGAAGGAATGGAAAATGAAAAAAATAAACATAGAAACTAGTTTTTTATCTCTTTCTGATGCAGATAGTGAAGAATTTGAGATTACTTGGATTCCAGAAGGTGAAGAAGAACCTGGAGACAAAGAAATCTTAATAGATATGCCAGCGGCAATGGTAGATAGAATATGTAAAGCTAAATATGGCCACACAAACTGGGCTAGAATGGGAGCTATTAGTCCCGAAGATTTACAAAGGAATCCTTTTGAAATTGACTATCAAGAAGGAATAATATATTTTAAGAACTCAACAACTGTATAGGATATTTTATGGCATTACCTGCATCAGGGGCTATTTCGTGGAGCGACATTAGGGATGAATTTGTACAGACTGGGGCTTTTGCTTTAACACAATGTTATAGATCTGATGGTAGTTCGGTTATGCCTTTTACCGCTGGTACTTCTGGTATTCCCTCAAGTGGTGCAATTTCAGCTTCTGATTTTCAAGGCAAAAGTGGTTATGGTACCTTTCAAACTTTTGTTGCGGGTAGTATGGTTGCCATAGATAAAAACAATACATCTTTTGACAAGCCAGGTTTTGATTTAAATGCTGGTAGTAGTGGTGGTAGTAGTAATGGTACTATTAAAATCGGTGGTAATAACAAAAGGGCTATGGTAAGCAGGCTTACTTGGATTCCTAGTGGTAGTTATGATCCCACTACAGAATTAGACATATATTTTAATCAAGCCGGTGATATTAATACCATAGCTGCGGGGGCATATGATTCAGGTGATCTTAATTTATCTAATGCAAATGGTGCTGTTTCTGGTAGTTTTTTAAATAATAAAACTCTAACAATCTATAACGGCACGGGGACTAGTGGTAGTGTGGTACTTACTTCCACTATTGGAACTAATGCAGGTCAACAAAGTTTGGACTCTACGTCCAGCAATCAAACTCAATATCACTCGCCCAGCGGACAAACAGGTCGTTTTGGTGTTAAGGCTAATTATGAAAGTGCAACTCTTACCACAGGAAACACTTATAGTTTTACAATAACATAATGGCCACAATAACTTTTAATAGAACTGTAGACACTGATCCGAACAACACGGATACATTTGTTTATGTGTACACGCCGAACGAATCCGGTTTAACTACTAAAACCTTTATTGTTGAACGAGATGTATATTATGATGTAGGTGCTAGAGAGACTATTTTTGTAGGCGAGTGGCTCGCGGAACTTGGTTATGATGCGTCAAAATATTATGTTAATACTAGTGGTGTTGTAACTGAAAAAAATGACATTGAACCTAGTGTATTAATACCAGATATGGGTAATGCTAATTATACTGAACCGGAAGAATTATGATCGTAACTATACCTTTTGACATAAAAAATATTGCTCACAAATTACAACTAGGTGTTGCGTGGAATACTGTGCCAGGACAAAAAGTGGCTCGAGAAAATCACTCCGAACACGTTAAAGATAGTGCGGGTAATTTAATTCATACACAAGTAGCGAACAAACCTTATTTAATTACGTCTTCTAATAATTATTTTTTATTAGAAGGTCAGGTAAGAGTAACATACACCTGGGCTGAAGGTGATGAGTTTGATTTAACTCATTTAAATGAGTTTGAAGATATTATGAATGCAGTCAATGCAACACCGGATAGTTTAACACGAACCGAAAACTCTATTGCAGCAGATTATACCTGTACTGAGATGCCAGGTGGCTGGAATGTAAGTGCTTCTAGCATTGAACCTAATTGTTTACAAGCAAGTATAGAAATACTTAGCGCACAAACAGTTATCATTTGTCCGATGCAGTATCAAGCAGGTTGGACAATGGAAAATATTGATATACCAGTTGGGGGAACTATAACATCAACTAAAGTAGGGACAGAAGAATATATTTTCTTTGGTCAAAGTTGTAAAGTTGGAGACACTAGTATTAATAAACACGACGTTAAAAAACAAACCTCCGCAAGTTTAGATATAACAAATAACAGTGATAGGTTTTGTAGGTTAGTTAGAATCTACAAATGACCGAAATAATTCCACCAAAATACGATAGAATTTATCTAACTATTACTTATTTAATTATTTGTTTTTTTACATGTATTTTTATCTGGCCATTTTTATGGAACCTAGACGCAAGATTATTAGTTACTTACGCGCTAGCAGTAGTAGTTGGCACGTTAGGCACGAACGTTGGCTACCATCGATTGTTTACCCATAAAGCGTTTCGCACGACACCTTTCTGGTATAACTTCTTAGCGTTTTTTGGGGTGTACGGTACCGTTGCGGGCCCGATTGGTTGGGTCGCGACGCATTTACATCATCACCGGCATCTCGGAACCGACATGGATCCACACACACCATGGACAACAGACAGTTGGTTTAAAGGTTGGCTCAGAACGTTTTTACCCTATTGGATGAACATACCATCACCCGATTTAAAACTGTTAGTGGGCGTCAGACATTTGCTCGCGAATAAATTTATTATGTTCTTGCACAAGTGGGCGCCAATACAGGTTTACGGAACGGGGACCGCGGTTTGGTGGTTGTTTGGTTTTGACTGGTTCTTGCTGGCGTTTTGTTTTCCAATTGGTTATTCTTTAATTAGTCAGTTTGTCGTTAATTGGTTTCATTATGATATTGATTTTGTACACAACAATAGACATTGGCTTAATATGTTAATTGGTGGTGAAGGTAATCACAAAATGCACCACGAACGTCCAAGAGATTATTCAAAAGACTATCCTATTAAATATTTTATTGATATGATAAAAACATGACTATACCACAAGTTACCGGACACAAATATAAATACGTAGGTAGTTGTGATGTTGTTGATACGGATGAGAAATATATAAAAGAATTAGAAAGAACAGTGGAAGAGTATTTTGATTATTGGGATTACTCGGTTCACGAATGGAAAGAAATACTATGGCCAAAAATAACAGCGTTAAGCATAGAGAATCGACAATTACGAGCGGAACTCAAGATGTTAAAGAACGCAATAGAAAAAGCCAAAAGAATGACCAACCAAAAACTAGATTAGAGCCAGGCAGTAAAGAATGGTCGCGTTATTGGAGTATAGTTTTTAGGAGAATGAGATAATGGATTTAATTAATATAAACAAATATGCTTATCCCAGTAGTTCACGCGCTAGTATTGAAGGTCTTAGACATTATAATGTTGATGGCACTAGCGAGAAGCTACCGTCGGTTACAACAGTCATCGGCCAAACGCAAGCACAAGACAAGGCAGCCGGTCTACAAAGATGGCGCGATCGTATTGGTCACAAGGAAGCCGCGAAAATTACCCATGATTCTAGTACCCGTGGTACAGCGATGCATATGTATCTGGAAAAATATTGTTTGGGTGAAGGTTATATGGATCTCACAGACTTGGGTCTCCAAGCTAAGAAGATGGCGGAGAAAATTGTAGACAAAGGTATCGATAACCGGATTGACGAAGTGTACGGTAATGAAGCGACGTTATACTATCCGGGACTGTATGCCGGTAGCTGCGATTTGATTGCACGACTGGATGGGGATCTAACCATTATTGATTTTAAACAATCTAATAAACCAAAGCGCAAAGAATGGATTCGCGACTATGAGCTTCAAATGGCCGCATATGCAATGGCCCATGACGTGGTATACAATACGGAAATTAATTGTGCGGTGAACATGGTTTGCACGCCAGATCTTTACTATCAAGAGTTTAGAATCGAAGGTGAAGAACTAAAACGCGCCAAGCACGAATTTTTAGCGAGGTTAGATAAGTTTTATGGCTAGTATGTATTTTGTAATAACTATTATATTAACGTTTCACAGCTCGGATCTATCAGTGACCCATGAGTATACGGCGAAAACGTTTAACGACACCTGGAAATGTCATCAGTATACGTCTGAAAATAAGATGGAACTGTTGACCCCACATATATTAAACTATGGTGACAGCTTGAAGGGCTTTGAATTTTATTGTGAGAGTAGATATGCTGAGGAAGTTTAAAGAGTACCTTATGCGCTACCTGGAATGGTTCATGTTCCAGTCTGATTGGAGCTCGATCCGCGGACCGTGGACCGGGGTCCTGTTATTTTTCTGTGTAGTGTGGCTTTTATGCAACAGTCTACCGCCGGTATAGTGAATATTTGACCCTACGATGCAAAATAAAAACTTTTTTCTGGAAAATGACATGGTACTGGTAGAAACAGTGTTTTATACAATAAATACAGGTAGTTACAGCTACCATCTAACTTGGTAGACTCGGTAGACCAAATGTATTACACACTACATACAAGTTGTTGTTTTTATACAGTTTTTAAAAAAATGGTAGTTTTTTACACGTGGATAGGAAGGGTAAATCGTTCATATTTTATGAAACTTTTTAGTCAAAATTCTACTATACAGAGAGAAATGAATCAGATAATTTAATTTTATGAAAAAACAAAACAAACACGTAGCTAAGCCTATTGCCACACCAAAAGGCGAACCCACAATGATTAAAATAGGTTATAGAGATATAACTGTTGAATGGATGGGTCCAGATTTTAAAACAGACGAACTTACTGATTGTTATGGTTGGTATAAAACACGAGAAGGTTTAATACAGATACAAGATAAATTGTGCGGGCAAGAGAAAGTAAACACTTTACTGCATGAAGCATTACATGCTATAATTTATGGATCAGGTTTAAACCAAGCAGGCGGTCCTTTAAAAGAAGAAGATGCAGAAGAACTAGCTGTAAACCAAATAACTAATTATTTACTTGGTATGTTTAGAGACAACGATTGGTTTTTAGATTATATTAAGAAAAATT